ATATTAATGCACCCATCGAAGTAGACGGTGATGACTTGATTGTGCATAAAGAGCATACACAAGGCGGTATTGCGCAACCTAAAGGAAAATGCTCTGTTAGTATTACATATACAAACAACAATGTCGCTCTAGGTCATACGGGTATTAATATTGTTGCAGGAAAGAAGGCGCCTGCATTTGCTTACTCAACACAACTTACTGATGATCAAGCTAACGCGTTTATGAAAGATGTTATTGAATTATTTTATACAATGAACGATGATATCTTTATTGCTACGTCTAAAGTAATTTGTAAATGACAATTTTTGACTATATATCAGACATTCTCTTTACTAAGAAAAAAAATCTTTTAAATACAGTCGACGAAGAAAGCGAATTTACTCCCTTTCTTGTTAACCGCTGGTTAAGTATGTATTCAGCTAGCGTGGCACAAGATTGTAATATTATTAATAAATACTTGTCAATTTTTGATTCAAAAAAAGATTTATATTCCTTATTTCACGCTGTCTTTATAAAGCATCCGTCACGAAAAATTAACTATTTTAAAAGAACAAAGAGTGAAAAAACAGAAGACGACGAGTTGATACAAAGAATTGCTACATCAAAAGAACTTTCACAGAGAGAGATAAAAGAATATTTAAATACGTTGAATTGCGAGCCAACGCAATTAAAATAACATATGCCTGCTAATATTGATCTACTTCCAACGACAAAAAGTGTAATCGATTTGTCCGAATTACCAAAAAATTCCTTTAACTCCGTTTTTTACGGGTATAATCTCAAGTCATTACTTGATGATGTTTTACTTGTAAAGTATGTCGATGAAACGGAAGACGGTACATCGATCATGAGAAATGGTATTATTGTACCTGTTAATGTTGATACTAAGGCATGGCGTATCGGAGAGGTTGTGTTATGCGGCCCGTCATCAAAATACGTTAAGACCGGCGATCATGTCGTATTTCCTAATAACCTTGGTGTACCAGTTGCAAATTTAGATATTGAAAATTATGGTACTCTTAAGAAAGGTCTCTTTTTAAATGAACAACGCATATTCGGTATTTGTACTATAACAAAAGATAATGAAAGTGTCGCTGCCCACGTTAAAAGGTCTTCTGCTAAACAACGTAGCCGAGATTAAGTTCTTGCGTAAGAGGGTAAAAATCGGCGCGCCAGCTACGCGTCGAATGCTCTGTACAAACTCGCTACCACTTCTTATGAGCCCAGAGGGTAGAATAGCGCTTAACTATCGCCGCGCCATCAATTACCCTAAATATGACCCTACAGTAAAAAATGTAGTAATTACTTGGGATATTTTTATGCAAGACTATAGAAGCATAAATATGTCGGCATGCGATCTTATAAGCGTTATACCGGCTAATAAAGAATTTTGGAAATATTTTAACGAACGATTAAGTCTTTTATCAGCTAATGATAAGATGAGGTTTATGAATACATGACATCTATATATGAAATAGAAGCAGCCATAAGCAAAGCGCTGCAAAACAATGTTACATTTACACTTGAAAATAAAATAGTAAAAAAAGGTAAGTTAATACTTTTTTGTATAAAAGATTTTTTCTGCGTCTTTACGCTTATATGTCCTGATCGTGGAAATAAAAAAATAATCTACGAAATACCTTATCCCTTTTCAATGAACACAACAAGTAAAAAAATAGTTTTTGATTATACTGCTTTATCTTTTTGCAAAAATAATAAGAATATCGATTTATTAATGCGTAGTTTGAATATAAGCAAGCCGTCAAAATATTACAATAAAAGGCTAACTATAACTTTGCTTTAATTTAAGAGTATACTATAATTAAGTGTGTTTAGTAGATATTTGGCGCAGTTTCCAAGAGAGTACAATCCTAGTGATTCGCAAGTAAAATTAATTAAAGGTGTCGAAAAGGCTTTCAATAATGGTAAAAAATTTGTTATATGCTGTGCTCCAACTGGAACCGGTAAAAGCTTTTTAGCTAAAACGCTTGCGGGTGTTAGCTCGCTGCCGGGGTCGAAATTTATTAATAGCATTGAAACGTATGCGGCATATAAACAAGACTATTACGGAAACTATATTAATGAGGTTGACTGTCTATCGCAACCCCCTTTTGGAGCTTTTGCGCTGACAATAACAAAATCGCTTCAAGACCAATATCTTGATTTATTTCCAGATACAGATATTTTAAAAGGTAAAACAAATTATATATGTGATGTCGATCCTAATTTTGATGTAGAGACGGCTCCTTGTGCTCTGGTTCCAAAGATACGAGATGAATGTTGGGAGAAGAATAGATGCCCATATTATAATGCTCGTAATAGAGCCCTCTTATCAAGGTTTGCCGTTTTAAATTATAAGATGTTCCTTGCATTACCTAGTCACTTAAAGCGAAAAAATTTTATAATTTGTGATGAAGCATCAGAGCTCGAAGATGAGCTTATAAAGCGGTACTCAGCCGAAATTACATATGATCGATTAAAAAATTACGGTATAAGTTGCAGTACGCTTATTACAGATAATAAAGATAGAGCGCGTACGTGGGTGTCGGAATTAATATTTAATGTGAGTGAAACTATTAATACGCTTATCAACCGCGTAAATAAAAAACAAAGAACACTCTCTCAACCCGAAAAAATAAAATTACAATATCTTAAAACGCTTCATAATTCGCTTACTACGGTCGATGGGCTATGGAAGGACTGCGAATATATTATTGATAAAGACTCTAAAAGAGTTATTTTTACACCTTTAAAAGCCGATAAATTAACAAAATTTATTTTTGATCACGCGGAGAACGTTCTTCTAATGTCTGCAACTATCATTGATCATAAAAATTTTGCTAAAAATCTAGGTATACATAGCTATGAATATGTTGAAGTGGACAGTGATTTCGATCCTCAAAAATCACCTATATATGTAACATCAAAAAATAAATTAAACTATAAGAACCTTACTAATATTTTACCGCATATATGCGAGCAAATAAAAACAATTATTGATCATCATAAAAACGATAAAGGGGTAATTCATACTCATTCGCGTGAAATAACAAACTTTTTAAAATCAAAGCTCTCTAATAACAAAAGATTTCTCTTTAGAGATGATCATTCAAATAATGAAGCCATCTTAAAAGAACATTATGAAACTGATTTTCCTACTATTCTTGTATCGCCCTCCCTTGCTTATGGTGTCGATCTTAAAGATCATCTTGCAAGGTTTCAGATTTTAGTAAAACTACCGTTTCCACCTCTATCATCAAAACATATTAAGAAGTTGTTCGATCTAGACAAAGATTGGTATGAAAATAAGATGCTAAATACCCTTGTTCAAGCATGCGGTAGATCGACAAGAAGTAAGCATGATTTCTCTACTACATATATACTTGATGGTAATATAGTTAATACTCTTAAACGCGTCAAAGATAAGCTTCCAAAGTATTTTATTGACCGCGTTTGTTAATAAATAATATAGTGAAGAACCAGACATTTCATTTTGAAATAAAAGATCTTATTACGCAATTTACAGCTGCGTTTGATGATATTATAATAAAACGTTACGATAAAAATAGAATTCCTGAGAATAAAGTACAGGTAAGATATGTATATGCGCCCAAGCAAAGGGTACTATATGATTTGGTTAACAAAGCACAAAATCTAACTGTACCTGTTGTTGCAATTAATATTTCTGACGTTTCGCGTGATGAATCACGTGTATTTAATAAAAATACAGGCTTCTATCAAACGCGCAATACATCTGATTCAGATGTAAGATCTTCATCGAATTTTATACGAATGCCTGTTCCTGTTAATATTGGTATATCGATGTCAATAATAACAAAGTTTCAAACAGATATGGATCAAATTATTTCTAATTTCGTTCCTTATAACAACCCGTATATTATAATATCATGGCGCGTGCCTGATGGGCTAGCCATTGGTGGCGTTCTACCATCACAAGAAATTCGTAGCGAAGTACTCTGGGATGGGGCTGTTAGTTTAAGTTATCCAACTGATATTGCTGCAAATGAAAAGTATAGAATTGTTGGTGATACATCTTTTACTATTAAAGGCTGGTTATTCCCTGCAATTCAAAATCCAGTTGGCAATATTTTCTTTATTGATAATATATTCTCTGTTAGCTCAAATATTACAACTTATGATGAGTTAATGGATAATACATACATATATCCTGTAAGTACAGGCTTAATAGACGAACAAGAAATAGTAGCCTTGTCTGGTAACCCGCAAGCTACGAATATAGATTTTACAAATACAAGGATATATTAATAAAAGTGAATATTTATAGTTTAAGTTTTGTTTTTATTGATAAATAATTTATTATATGGCTGATTCCAATAGAGAGAGTACTTTTGGCAGAGACATGATGAAGTATATATCTTCTAAGTTACCCTACCAAGCGGTTAATATTGAAGATAAAATTAATACTTTAAATCCAAAATATGAAGATTTCTTTGACAAGGGTACAAAGAGAGATGAGGCTCTATCGCGTCAGTCCGTATCATCCTCACTTTCATTTACCGACGATCTTTACGCTAATGTATTACAAAATAAAGACTATCATAACTTTATGTATGCAAATCTACAGCCTGATAAAGGCCGTAGACTTACAGATTATCGCGTCATGGCAGCGTATTCGGAAGTTGCAGATGCACTAGATGAAATTTGTGATGAATTTATTAATAAAGACGATAATGGCGATATTGTTAAAATAAAATTTAAAACAGCTACTCTTTCCGATGATCAGAAAGAAAAACTTAAAAAAGAATTTCAAAAATATATTGGGTATTTTGATCTCGAGAATAGGGGTTGGGAGTATTTGAGACAACTTCTTGTTGATGCAGAACTATATTTCGAACATATCGTCCATAAAAAATATCCTCAAGAAGGCATCCTGGGCGTTGTTGCTATACCATCCGATATTGTTGATCCGATTTTCGAGAACGTACAAAATCAAATAGTCAGAGGCTATTTACTTCGCAAGAATATTTACGACTCAAAAAATCCCGGTAAAGTTGCAAAGGTTGAGTTAATTCCGATGGACGTCAATCAAATTACATATGTTAATTCAGGCATTTGGAATGAATCAAAGACTGTAAGGCTTCCGTTCATTGAAAATGCGAGACGTGCTTACAGACAGTTATCACTCATTGAGGATGCTATCGTCATTTACCGGTTAGTCCGTGCACCAGAGCGTTTAGTTTTTAATGTAGATGTAGGAAATATGCCCCCACCAAAAGCTGAGGCATATCTTCGCAAGTTAATGTCTAATTATTGGTCGCGTAGAACATATGATGCGGATCAGGGAGCAACGGTACAGAAATTTAACCCACAATCAATGCTGGATAGTTTTTGGTTTGCTAAGCGTCAAGGAAGTGAAGGTACAACAGTAACACAATTACCCGGTGGAGCCAATCTCGGTGAATTGACCGACTTAATGTATTTTGTACAAAAACTTTATAAATCTCTTAAAGTACCTATTTCACGTCTTAATGCTGATGATACATTTAAAGACGGTACGGACATTCTTCGCGAAGAGCTTAAATTTGCACGATTTATAATTAGACAGCAGCAACGTTTTGCTAGCGGATTAAGGAATGGGTTTATTACACATCTCAAACTTAAAAAACTTTGGGAAGAATATAAATTAAAAGAGTTTGATATTGATTTGTGTTTTAACGTTCCAACTAATTTTTATGAACTTAGAGAAAACCAAAAATTTCAATTAAAAGCAGAAAACTTTAATTCTATTACACAGAGCGATCTTGTTTCTAAGACATATGCCCAAAAGAAATATCTCGGATGGTCGGATACCGACCTTATGGCTAATAGAGAGTTTTTAAGAAAAGATAGAGAGCTGCTTTGGGAGTTAGATCAAATTACAAATGCAGGTCCAAACTGGAGAGAACAAGGTGCAGCTGCACAGGGTCAAGCCCCTGCGGGCGGTGAAGCTAATGTTGCAGGCGGAGCAGGAAGCGGAGGTGGTTCGCGCTTACCACCTGAATTTGGACCCGGTCCTGCTGCAGCTGGTGGTGAAGCTGGTGCCGCAGCTGCGCCCTCTGAAGCACCAGCTGCTGGAGCAGCACCGGCTGCTGGAGGAGCCCCTGGTGCTCCTGCAGCTTAATAGCATAAATATCTAATATGGATTGCTCTGCTATAACACCAGTTACAGCGTTTCAAAGTACTAATCTTAATAGTAAAATTGATTCATTTACTAGATTAGCTGATAGGATAACTCGCTCTCTTGGCGCTCCTATGATTAATCTCGAAATACATCATGATCAATTGTTTGAAAATATTTCAATTGCTTGTGAAATGTTTGCAAAATTTGCTGGCTATACTGAAGAAATATTAATTTTTGATTCGGATTTATATGTCGATGGCAAAGGGTTAAAACTCGATGAACTCTATACTATTACACCCTATTTTAATAAAACTATTACACCTTCATCTACTGTTTATGTTGCGACATCTTCACTTCCTGCAACTGTTTTTTCATCTTCTGCTATTCTTTCTTCTGAATACGAAAGCGGTATATTTGAAAATCAAATCTTGACAACAAGTAGTTATCTTTCCGTTATCAACTTCGAAGGTACTTTAGCTCAATATTTTAAAGCATCCGGTAACAGTCAACTTAAATTTGTTAATAGCTTTGATTACGATGCAATGGATTATAGAAAGGTAATCGATATTATCGATTTTGAAGAAGGGTCTAATAACGGTGTTAATACATTATTTACAATTGAACAAACATTAGCTCAACAAACATATTTTAGTTATGCAATGGGTAACTACGGGTTCGATTTAATTAGCTGGTATACACTGAAGAATTGGTTGGAAGTTAGAGAAAAATTACTTGCTCAAAGAAGATATATTACATTTGATGATAGAACACAATATCTTGTATTTTACCCACCACCACGTACACCTGGATCGGGTAGCCGTTTCTATGGTGTTATCGCTTGTTATGTCGAAAGACCTCTCCGCGACATTATTAAAGAAGCGTGGGTTTATCAATATGCACTCGCATTAAGCAAGATATCTATTGGTAATGTACGAGGGAAATATACAGGCACAACGCTCTTCGGTGGCGGTCAAGTAAACTATAATGATCTCCTCTCACAAGGTTTAGCTGAAAAAGAAAAGCTCGAACAAAAGCTTTATGAGAGCTCTCCTGGATTAGGAGACGCTGCACCTCCACAATTCTTTGTTGGTTAATGATACCTCTTAATAAGACAGATAAGTACCGTCAGGGCGTTTTTCGTCCTAAAAATTCTAAGAAATATGTAGGTAATACACCTCCTGTATATAGATCAGGGTGGGAATTAAGATTTTTTAGATGGTGCGATGAAAATATAAATGTTATAGAATGGGCTAGCGAAGCTATAGTTATACCCTATATAAACCCCGTGGATGGGAAGGGACATAGATACTTTACAGACGGTGTAGTAGTTCTTAAGGAAGCCGACGGTATACATAAGTATGTAATCGAAATAAAACCTCGCGATCAACTAGTAAGACCAGAGGCAGGAAAAAAGAGAAATTCTACTATCATCTATGAAAATAAAAGATACATACAGAACATGGCAAAATGGGAAGCTGCTAAAAAGTGGTGTGATAAAAGGAATTATAAATTTTTAATCTTGACTGAAAGGGAGTTAGGCTTAAATAAATAGTTAGTAAAAATATAAATATTATTATGGCTCTACGTCTATTAGTTGAAACACCGGCTCCAGAAGAGCAATTTGAATATATTCTCGAAGAAAGAAATTCTAAAGAGCCAGCGCGCTTATGCATTCAAGGACCATATATGGTCTGTAATGAAATTAATAAAAATCAAAGAATTTATGAAAAATCAGATATGGAGCGGGAAGTTAACCGCTACATTAAAGAAATGGTTACTCCTAAGCGCGCCATGGGTGAATTGAACCACCCTACATCAGCTGAAGTTAATCTGGAAAGAGCTTGTCATATAGTTACAAATTTAAAAATGGAGGGTAATTATGTTATTGGAAAATCTCAAGTACTCTCAACTCCCATGGGTCAGATTGTACGGTCATTAATTAATGATGGTGTAAAGGTAGGTATGTCTAGCCGTGCTCTTGGAAAATTAAATGAAGAGTCAGGCGGTATTAACCGTGTTACAGATATGAGATTAATTGCTGTTGATTGTGTAGCAGACCCATCGTGTCCTAAGGCTTTTGTTAACGGCATCCTTGAAAGTAAGCAATTTGTTCTAGCTGCAGATGGTAATCTAGAAGAGGTTTTCGAACGTTTTGAAAATTCTCTAAGAAATTTACCTGTTAAAGATATACAAATTTATCTTAAAGAACAGATTCTTTCGTTCTTTAAATTCTTAAAGACTAACTAAAAAGATAGAAAATAATCAACAATTTATATAAATAATAATATGGCCAACAAAACAGAGAAAAAGAAGATTAACGAGAGCCAAGAAATAATTAAGTTTATGCGCTCAATTTCTCAAAAAAATTATTCCGAGGCTAATAAATATTTACAGAACGCTATCGACTCTAAGATTAAAGCTAGAATCGGTGGTGCTCTAAAAGAAAAACTTTTTTAATTTATGACAAACGACATAACAAAGACATTGAAAGAAGCAACAAAAGATATCCTTACAGAGGATATTCTCAAAGAAATCGAAGCTGCTTTTGATTCTACAGTAAATGAAAGAGTACAACTACATGTCGAAAAAGCCCTCTCTGAACAAGATGCCGACTATTCTAAGAAGCTCGAAACTCTTGTTGAGGCTATTGATACTGATCATACAAATAAACTTAAAAAAGTTGTCGAAGCTGTTGATGCAGATCGTGCTGCAAAGCTTAAAGCTGTTGTTGAAAAATATGAAGCTGCATTGAATAAAGAGGCTTCTACGTTTAAAACTACAATGGTAGATCAAGTTAGTAAATATCTTGATCTCTACCTAAATGAAAAGTTGCCGGTTGAAACCGTCAACGAAGCTGTGAAGAACAAGAGAGCTTTATCGCTCCTCGAAGATCTTCGCAAAATGCTATCTGTCGATATGGCGCTCGCTAATGAAAATATTCGCGATGCTGTTGTTGATGGTAAGCAAAAAATAGATGAAGCTGCTAGTCAGCTTGAAGCCGCTAATAAGCAGGTTACAAAGTTATCAGAAGAGAATAAAAAATTATCTTCTAGACTCGTTCTAGAAGAAAAGGTCTCTTCTCTTGATGATGAAAGAAGGACTTACATGAAAAAGATGCTAAATGGTAAGTCTGCTGAATTCATTAAAGAGAACTTTGATTATACTCTCAAGTTATTTGAGAATACTGAAGAAGAGCGGCTTTCCAATCTAAAGACGGAAGCTGTTGAAGAGTCTGTTGCAACAACTGTTGACAGACCTGTTATTGAAGAAGCTTCTGAGCCCGTACGAACTGAAGGTGATGGCGCTTTTAATTTGTACATGAGCGAACTTAAGAAATACTAATTTCTTCTTTCTTATAAAAGATTTGGGTGAGGGATCATCCCTGAAAAGAATTTTAAAAGGTCGACAATTTATGCTAGGAAATTATTATATTTATGGCTAAACAAATCCGTCCTACACAGGCTTACATCGATGAGTCTCGCGCACGTGTATTGCTCGAAAAGTGGGGTCCAGTATTGGATTACACATCGAATAATGTTAGTGCTATCGAAGACGATCATACCCGTCTAAACACTGCCATTCTCTTGGAAAACCAAGAAAAATGGTGCTTTGAAACGTCAGGAAACGTTTCAGGTGGTACAGCTGGCGGCCTACCTTATGGTCAGGCTGGTTCAGGTGTATTTGGTGGTGAAACAGGTGGTGCTGGTTCCTATGGAAATCAGTTCCCTTCACAGAATGATAATGCATACGCCGCTGGCGATGCACGTCTACCGAAGATCCTCATTCCGATGATTCGCCGTACGTTCCCTGAGTTGATCACTAACGAAATCGTTGGTGTTCAGCCAATGAGCGGCCCAGTGGGACTTGCTTTTGCTCTAAGATACAAGTACGAAGCCTCAGCTCTCGGTGCAGGTAATGGTAAAATCGACGGTTCTTTAACCGCCGGTACAAATGCCGGACCTGCAATCGATGACGGTGCAGAACTTGGTTATCAGTACCTAGATACACGCTTTACCGGTTCATCCGGAACAGGCGCGTTATCTGGTAATGCTGATTTCACAATGATGCTCCAGGATCAAGGTGTTGCCAGATTGCTTTCGCAATTTGAATTGACATCAAACATTCCTCAGGTAGTAGTTAGCTTCGAAAAGACAGCTGTTGAAGCTGGAACTCGTAGGCTTGCTGCCCGCTGGTCAGTTGAACTCGAGCAGGATCTAAAGAACATGAACGGTATTGATATCGATACTGAGCTCACAAACGCTATGTCGT